ATGTCTAATTATAGAATTACTTATGAAAGATTAATCTCTAGTATCAATAATAAGCTGGAAGTAAATAAAAATACGGCTATAAGTTTTGAAGAGAAATATTCTGATATTGAGCCTGGAGTAGTAGAGAAACTGGAAATTTACTATGATGCTAAAGGGTATGAGTTTGACTGGCTAGAAGAAGATAACTTATTGGTGGTGCTTATAACACCTAAATAACTGAACAATAGTCTTAAGCTAGTTTTGAGTGGTTCTTCTCTCATGGAGAAAAAGAAAGTAAGAGGTTTGCAAAATATTAACCAGATAACCAAAAATTATATTTATCGGATAGACTTCTTAGTCTCTTCCATTTAAAGAAGTTTTGATGTAAATATGCCAGTTCAAATTTGCAGAAAGCAAATTTTCTCCTGGTGAAGTAAATGAAAGAAAATTTAGGCGTAGTTGTTTTTTATGCACTGTGCATTCTTGGAATTATCCTTGAATTGGTGGGGTTTATGAATATAGACATAATGTTTCTGGTAATTGGGGCTGCATTTTTAATTAGTGCATTTCTCATAAAGTCAGAATTCAAACTATATGTCTCTTTCTGGAAAGAAATCGAATAGCGTTATTTAAGTTTGGTAAGAATAAGAAGCCGCATTGACTAAAGTTAGTGCGGTTTTTTAATGGGTGTAAGTTATGGATGCCGACCAGTACAAAGCTCTAACCAAAAAGAAGCCATTAAAAAAGGTACCAAGAGCAAAGCCATTACCTAAGGCAACTCAAAAATATCTCGAAGCTGAAGAAACCCTTTTTCAAGAACTAGAAGAACACTCAATTGGGTATGAGCGAAAGTTTCAGTTTAAAAACACTAAGCACTGGCGATTTGATTTTCATATTGTAAAGCTGCGACTGCTAATTGAGATTGAAGGCGGTCCTTGGTCTGGTGGACGCAGGGGTAAGCTGGCCAATAAAGCATGGAGCATGGATCGTTATGACCATGCAGAAGAACTGGGTTATACGTTCGAACGTTTTCATCCTGATTCAATACTTTCAGGCTATGTCATTAACTGGATTAAAAAAGAACTGGAGCGAATGAATGATAGAACAGTTCAGACCATTCCCACCGCCGGATCTGATTGATCAGGCAGAGGAAGAGGAAGCAATCCGGTTAGCACCCGCCGTTGAATTAAAAGAATGGGTGCTTAAAAACTTTTTAACCTTGGGTGGCCAGCTGCACAATCCGGACCATGATCATATCGCTGAGCTGCTTCATGATGATGAAACCTTCCTGGCATTTGCTTGGGCTTCATCTGCGGCAGTAGCGAAAAAACGTATGGTACTGGGCCAATGTGAAAAGGTGATGTTTAACCAGGGCGGTTGGAAGAAGGCTAGACAGGAACAACAGATGCGGGACTGGTTCGGCTATGTGCCTGTTTATCTCATTACAGTAGACGCAAGCTTTTGCGAAAACTCTAATGATCGTGAGTTCTGCCGTTTGATTGAGCATGAACTTTATCATATTGGTGTTGAACGTGATGAGGACGGCGAAATCATTTATAGCGATATGACCGGCTTACCAAAGCATTATCTTGCTGGCCATGATGTAGAAGTGTTTTTTGGTGAAACCAAACGCTGGGGAGCTGATGAGTCAGTTAAGCGTTTACTGGAAATTGCGAAGAACGCGCCATTTGTTTCTGAAAAGAGCATGGCTGCATGCTGTGGGAACTGTGTGATTGGTTAGAGCTGAAAGGCTCTTTTTTTTGCCTGTCTTGTTGGACGTAGCATGACAAAGGGGTATTTATGGCGGCACTTAAAGAGCCTGTAAAAATCTTTATAGTTCAGTCTCTTGCTTGCTTTGAAACACCTCAACAGGTAGCTGATGCTGTCCAACAAAGATTTGGTATAGAGATTGATCGTAGACAATGTGAGGGTTATGACCCTACAAAGTTTTCAGGCAGAAACCTAAGCAAGAAACTGACAGAACTATTTGAGCGTACCCGCAAGGATTTTCGAGAAAATATCGAAGATATAGCGATTGCTAATAAAGCATTTCGTTTAAGGGAACTTCAAAAGATGTATGAGGATTCTGGACGGAATAAGCGCGTAAAGCAGAACCTGTTAAAGCAAGCATTTCAAGAAACAGATGGTCGTATCACAAAGACAGATATAACCACAAACGGCGAATCTCTTAATGCGGCGAAACCTACTGTAATCGAACTGGTGGCTCCTAATGTCAAAGGTACAGATTGAATTACCGCCTAAACTTATCCCGCTATTTAGCACCAGCAATATCCGTTACAGGTCTTCATGGGGTGGCCGTGGTTCAGGTAAGACTAGAAGCTTTGCACTGATGACGGCGATCAAGGGTTATATATATGCCGAGGCTGGTGTGAGCGGGTTGATCTTAGGTGCGCGTGAGTTTATGAACTCATTAGCTGATTCATCTATGGAAGAAATAAAACAGGCGATTCGCTCAGTTCCTTTTTTAAAAAACTATTACGAGATGGGTGAAAACTTTATTCGTACTAAAAATAAAAGAGTGAGCTATGGATTCGCTGGTCTACGCCACAACCTGGACAGCATCAAGTCTAAAGCGCGTATTCTGCTGTGCTGGGTAGATGAGGCTGAAACTGTTTCTGAGATGGCATGGCGCAAGTTACTACCTACAGTACGTGAAGATAACTCTGAGGTGTGGATTACATGGAACCCTGAACGACGTGATAGTGCAACCAGTACACGTTTCAGACATGAAGAAATTTATGATGACCTGACCGGTGAACTGATCGGTCTCGGTGTGGAGATGAACTATATCGATAACCCATGGTTTCCTGAAGTCCTTGAAATCGAGCGCCGCCGTGATCAGGCCACTCTGGATGATGCGACCTATCGCTGGATCTGGGAGGGAGAGTATCTGGAATTATCTGAAGCACAGATCTTTCGAAACAAGTTTGAAATTCAGGAATTTGAGCCTGATCCCTATAGCTGGGATGGACCATATCAGGGTCTGGATTTTGGCTTTGCTCATGATCCGCTGGCTGCGACACGTTCATGGATTCATGACGATTGCCTCTGGATTGAGTATGAGGCAGGCGCTGTAGGGCTAGAACTGGATGATACGGTAGAGTTCTTGTCAAAACTCATCCCTGAGTTTGAAGATTATGCAATCTATGCCGATAACGCACGACCCGAGTCTATTAGCCATCTAAAACGAAACGGATTAAGCCGTATCAAGGCATGTGAAAAAGGAAAGGGTTCAGTCGAAGATGGTATTGCCTTTATTCAGTCATTCAAGCGGGTCTATATTCACCCTCGGTGTAAGGAAACCCTAAATGAGTTTAGAAACTACTCTTATAAAAAAGACCGGTTAACGGATGAAGTGTTACCGATCATCATTGATGCCTATAACCACTACATCGATTCAATCCGTTATGCCCTAGAAAAAATATCTAAGGGTAGGCGTAAAGCTAAACCTGCTACAGCAGGAAGTCGAACATTCTCGTAAGGAAAACCTATGGCAAAGTCTAAAAAAGGCAAAGCAGCTAAAAAGGCTTTGTCTTATGGCAACTTATATACACAAGAAGCAGTTTCTCAATTTCTCTCTAACTTTGGCCGACAGCCAGATACGGATGAGGTTTTACGTAAAGCGGGTATAGCCCGGCATAGACTGAAAATTATGCTGGATGATGACGAAATTGCCCAAGCAATAGAGACGCGTATTGATGCATTGCTTGCTACACCATTTCGGATTGAACCAAGTGATACTCCTGTTGCAGCGCTACTGAATATCGAACTAAAAGAATGGTATTTTGAAATTGCATCTGCTGCACTAAACGCCTTGTTATTTGGTTACTCCGTACAGGAAGCCGTATATGAGCTTAAGCCTGAAGGGTATGTGGGACTGCAATGGATTGGTGAAAAACCCATGCAATGGTTTGAACCAAAAAATGATGGACGATTAATCTACCGGCAAGACGGTTACGGTCGAGAAGAAGAAATTGATCAAAAGATAAAGTTCTTTCTGACACGCCGTAAAGCCACTTATGAGCAACCCTATGGAAAAGCACTGTTAGCCACACTATATTGGCTTTATTTCTTTAAACAGAATGGCTTTAAATTCTGGGCCAAGTTCCTTGAGCGTTTTGGTACACCCATACTTCTCGGCAAGGTGGATACAACTGGCACAGAAGATATGGCTAAAGCTTTGCTTAATGCTCATGCTCAAAGTGTTCTCGCAATTGATAAGGACGATGATGTAAGTGTTCTGACTGCCGGAGCAAATGGAACAGCCGGCTCATCATTCGATATGTTTAATAGCGTTCTAATTCGGCAAATTCAAAAGGTTGTATTGGGACAGACACTCACCAGTGGTACAGATGGAACTGGCAGTCGCGCTCTTGGTCAGGTACATGAAAATGTGCGACAGGATAAACTGAAATCTGATATGCGGTTAGTGACTCCAACGATCCAGGCAGTAGTTGATGCCTTATGCATGCTCAATGGATGGGATGAACATAAGGTGAGCTTGGGTGAGGAAGCTAAACCTCTTAACAAAGAGCAGGCCGAACGGGATGTTCACCTGAAAAATGCAGGTGCAAACTTATCGGATGACTACTTTATTCGTGAGTATGGCTTGCAAGAGGGTGATTTAAAGTCTGTAACTGACTTGAACCAACCCGATCTGCAGTTTAAGGCTTTACCCCATAAAGCCTTTAGTTTTGCAGCAAATGCCAGAAAGCTATCACCTGAACAGCAGGAAGTAGAAGAGTTGACTGATGCACAGCGCAATATTGAACTCTTAAGCAATGATCAGGTAAACAAGCTCCTGCAGAAGAGTGAAACACCAGAAGATCTAGCCTTTCATCTAATACAGCTTATGCCTGAGGCCAGTCAGTCTCAGTTCACGGCTAATCTGGAACGAGCTTTATATGCAGGTGATGTACTAGGGTATGTCACAGCAGAAAAAGAAAGATGATTAATTAAAATCCGTTACATATTTATAGAATTAGAGGTTTCTCATAATGGTTATGAAAGAAGCTGCATTCATCTGTAAAATGTAACTAGTGAAATACCTCAAATAAGTGGTTTTTTCATAAGGTTCTTACAATGCGTAATAAGTAATGGCAATAATTTAAGAGTGTAAGATTATGACTTTAAATTCTTGGATAAATATCAGACCGGCTAGTTCTGACGATTTTGAAAAATTGGTAGACATATGGTTCGAGGCCTCTATTCGTGCACATCATTTCATTCCTGAATCTTACTGGGAAGAAAACAAGGCTGAAATGCAGAATAACTATTTACCGAGGTCTGAGGTTTATCTGGCAGAAGATGAACAGCAAATATATGGTTTTATCGCGCTGGTAGAAAACGAAATTGCAGCTATTTTTGTTGCACCAGACCAGCAAGGTAAAGGTATTGGAAAATTACTTATATCCCATGCTAAAAACTTGAGGCCTCAACTGGTATTAAATGTATATCAGGATAATAAGAACAGTATTGCTTTTTATAAGTCCGAAGGTTTTGAGGTGGTACAAGAGTCTTTTGAAACCGAAACGCAGTCTAAAGTATTTGTGATGTCTTGGATTAAGTAGTTTAGAGATGATGAGTCTGGATAGAGTTAAAAGCAGCTTCTAAGCTGCTTTTTTATTGGAGCCGAAAATTGCAACCAGTCACATTCTTAGAGGCCTTACAGTTTGCCCGGTCTCGTAAAATCGTATTGCCTGATGAGTTTTACTCTCTGGATCTCAAGACACGACAACTGGCCACCGCGGTCAGTTTTTTATCGAGCATGGAACAGATCCAGACAGTGATAGCCGCCGTAAACAAGGCTATTGCAGATGGCTCGACATTTGAGGACTTTAAGAAACTGGTCGCTGAACATGAGATCAAGCTAAGTGAGCCTTATCTCAAGAATGTTTTTAGGACCAATATTCAGACGGCGTATAGTCATGGACGTTGGCAACAGCAGCAACGCAATAGAGACAAAAGACCATATCTCATGTACTCAGCTATCGATGATAGCCGGGTTCGTCCAAGTCACCTGGCATTGAACCGGATTGTTCGTCACATTGATGATCCGTTCTGGCTCATGTATTACCCGCCGTGGGGCTTTATGTGTCGCTGTACAGTGATTGCATTAACTGAAAAGCAGGCGGAAAAATATGGTATTACGCCAGATGATCAGCTACCGGAAGTGGCTGAGGAAATGGGCTGGAGTACCAGTCCAATGACCTATGGCGATCTATCTGGTCTGGTAGATCAGAAAATTCTGGATTCTGATCTAGATAAAGCGTTTTTGCTGGAGCAGAAAGAGATCATCAAGGCCGAATGGACGGCGAGTAAAAAGCTCACCAGTCTGTTTGCTCCGATGGATGATAAGACTCGGGACTTATTCGATACGGTGGCCAATACAGTGATTCCACTTGATCCAAGCATTCGACCTAGTGCGATTCGTACTTTTTTGGACTATGTACAGGGTAATGATTCTGCTCTTACGGCGCAGTTAAAGCAACCACCTATCACTCTGGCTGAGGAAGTGCTTAAACGCTGGTTGAAGGAGGATTTAGGCAGGTTGCAGGCAGTAGCATCGAATAGTACAGCGACAGTGACCGGATCAGCTTCACTAGCTTACGCTGCATCATTGGAGGTAGGTAAGGTCATTACACTGGATGCACCGTTAATGCTTACAGGTTCTGGCTCAAATATTGTGATTCAGATTGAGAATGCTAAAGGTTTAGGTATCGATTTGGATAAGCTAAATGCCGGGCAAGGCGTACTGTTTCCCTTAGGCATATCTTTTCAGGTAGTTTCAAGTGAAATAGTAAATGGCCAGATGGTTTATACACTGAAAGCCTTAACTAACTAAACTTAGGAAATTAATTTGAACCACTCCATTCGGGGTGGTTTTTTTATGGAGCATGAAAAATGCCAGATCCAAATGAAAAAGCTAAGCAGGAGCAAGATCAGTTTTGCTTTCAGCTTGGCCAAGTCTGTGTAGACAAGCCAGAGGAAGGGAAAAAGAAGCGCACCTTCTCGGGTATTGCCTATAGCGGTGAAGCAATTACTGACCACTGGTATTGGGACAAGGTGGTGTTTGACCTTGATTCGATCCAGATCAAAGGCCGTATCCCCGCATTGCTAGAGCATCGAACCAGTCAAAGAGCTGGAGCGATCAATTCATATTCTGTGAGCCATACAGAAGGCCTCAAAATTGAAGGAAATCTACTTTCAAATGAATTCGGAACTCAAGTCGCCCAGGACTCTGATGATGACTTTCCATGGCAAATGTCAGTACGGATTTATCCCACCACAGTGGAAGAGGTTAAAGAAGGTTCAGTCATTGTGAATGGCAGGACATTCCAGGCACCTGTTGCCATCTTTCGGGGTGGCCGTATCCGTGAAGTGTCATTTTGTGCTTTAGGTGCAGATGACAATACCAACGCCGTGGCAGCTAGTCACTCACCCAAAAACTTTAACCAACCAGAGGACACAGACGTGGACCTAGAACAAGCAAAAGCAAAACTCCAGGAGCAGGAGCAGACCATTACAGGTCTGCAGGAACAGATTAAAAAGTTTGCCGCTGATAAACGTAATGCCGAAATCGATGCTTTGGCAAAAGACCTGGGCAAAGAGTTTAGTACCGAAGAGAAGTCTAAGTTCGCTGCTATGCCAGACGATGCATTTGAGCTGATGGCCAGCACACTTAAACAGTTCTCGACAGGTAATCAAACACCACCAGCTGGCCAACAGCCACAAACACCAGGTGTAAATCCTGCGATGGCTTATCTGTTCCAGCATCAAGCTACCGGTGGTCAAGGTGGACAGCAGAGACAACAGGCACAAGGTTCAGCACTGGACCAGGCATTTAACCAGTTTGCCGCAGCACAACAACAGGGGACTAAATCATGAGCCAAGTAATAACGGGAACTATTGAAAATAAACAGTTGGTGGTCGGTGATGGTATTCGTACCGAGAATGCCAAACCTAAAACAGGAGTCATCTATTTACGTGGGGATTTATTATACATCGATGCCAACAATGTAGCAGATCACCCGACAGTAACTGAAAACGTAGTAGGTGAGTGGAATGCGATTGCACTGGCAGACATGAGTGCAGAGCAGTCGACTTACCATGCCAATCATAATCTCGAAATGCCGATCTATGTACAAGGTGCCTTTGATGTTGCTGTTGTTACAGTCAAAGGTGAGGCGCTTGCAACAGGGCAGATGGATGCTGTGCGAGCACAGGGATTAAAAAATAAAATTGAACTTCGTAAAGTGGTAGGGAACTAAGACATGAGTCAAACTTTTACATTTCAAAATGCACCCATTGAGTTGCTGGATGTACCACAGCTGGTGCTGCTGACTGATACTACTCAAAAGGTGGATACCTGGTTGATGGACCGGTTTTTTCCTCAGCGTGTTTCTTATACTAAGAAGGAAGTTCCTGTAGGAGAGCTGAACACCGCAACCCCACTTGCACCTTTTGTCACTCCGACAGCAGCTGGCCGACAGATCAAGGTAGGCGAGTCTGGTAACGTTAAATTCGTTAAACCGGCTTATTTAAAACCGATGATGACGGTGATGCCAAGCGAAGTACAAAATACGGCGCTGATTTCACAACTACGCCGTTATGGTGTGATTGCTACAGGTTCAAATCGATTGTCTGATGCAGACTTGCTGTTAATCGACCAGGCACAAAAGGCTCTGTACCTGCGTCAATCTATTGAAAACCGGAAGCTGCTGATTGCCCGTGATGTACTGCTATATGGTAAGACTACTTTTGCCTCAGCAGATTTCCCGATGTATGAGGTGGATTATGAGCGGAACCCGGCCTGTAACTTCACACCTCTAATTAAATGGGGACAAGCAGGAGCCACACCGGTTAAGGATATTCAGGCGATGATTGACTTGGCTGTTGAACATTCAGGTACATCACCAATCATGGCATTAACCACTTCTAAGGTGTACAACACATTAATTAAAGATCCTGAGTTTAATGAGAAATTCATTACGCCGTATAAAGGGATCAGTGTGCCGCTCACTCCAACCTTTGATCAATCTGATAAGCCACAATTCCGAGGCACAGTGGACAATATCGAAATCTGGACCTATGACGCTAAGCATAGTATGGGGGGTAGTACCGAACGCTTTATCCCTGAAGACTTCTTTGGCTTGGTTGCCGATGCCAATGGCTGGATCGCACATTGTGCATTGCAAAACGTTGAAGCATTCGGTCAGGCTCTAGAGTTCTATTTAAGCCAATGGCAAGAAAAGAATCCTTCAAGCATTCAATTACTCGCTGAATCCTCTCCACTGGCTGTTCCAAACAACAAGAACGGTTTAGTGGGTGGTCGTGGATTCGTATAAGGAGAACTTAATGCCAAAGTATATTGCAAGACAGTCGATCGGACATTTCCGTCCAGGTCAGGAAATAGAAGGGCTTGAAGCTAAACAACTTCAGGCCCTTTTATCATCTGGTGCTATTGAAGAATATCAGGAGCCGGAAGAGCCTAAAGCAGATGGTACCGCTGCACGTTTGGCTGAGCTTGAAAAGGCTAATGCAGAGCTGACAGCGGCAAATACTAATTTAACTGAAGCCAATCAGACAGCTGCTGCTGATAAAGCCAAGGCTGAGCAGGAAATTGCTGAACTTAAGGCAAAAGTGGCTGAGCTTGAAAAGGCCAAGTCAGCGCCTAAGTCTAAGACCAGTGACAAGCCAGCTGAACAGGGTGCTGATGTAGCCAAGTAAGGTGATCTATGTACGCAACAGAAGCAGACATGGTGAAGCGGTTTGCTGATGACATTGAAGAACTAAAGCTGATGCATGCAGATGCAGCAGCTTCTATCAATGAAGCACTTCAGGATGCGGCAGAAGAGATTAACGGTTATATCGGTGGCCGTTATCCTCTGCCTCTTCCCAATGTGCCCAGTAATCTGAACCGCATGGCCTGTGATATTGCCCGTTACCGGCTTTATTACCAGCAACCCACTGAAGAAGTACGTAACCGTTATAAGGATGCAATTAAATTTCTTGAACGGGTGCAGGACGAGAAAGCACACCTACAGATCCAGACCGCAACCAATGAAATTGTAGATGATCAGCCTAAGGGCCGGCCCACCACAATGCCCATCGGAACCAGTTATGTAGGAGGCGTGTTTGGTGATGAAACGCTAGACAAGATGCCTTCATTTAAATAAGGAGGAGGTATGGCTGGTGTTGTAATAAAGATCGATGCTGATGGTGAGTCAGCAGTAATGCAAGCACTCCATCGTCTTTCAGGTTTTGAAGAAACACAACAGAGACTGTTCGATACGATTGGCCAAACAATAGTAAGCAATATCCGTAATAGATGGACGCAGGGCGAAGGACTTGAAGGGAAATGGCGTTTGTCTGGCCGAGTTAAACGTGAAGGCGGTACCACTTTGCGTAAGACTTCACGGCTGATGGATTCCATTACTCATAACGTGCTGCAGAGTGGAGTAGAAATTGGTACTGACGTGATTTATGGCGCAATTCATCACTTCGGTGGTGAAATACGTCATGAAGCCAGAATGCGTCGTACCTATTTTCGTCAGGGACGTGATGGTACGGTGGGTAACAGATTTGTCCGTAAATCCCGTTCTAACTTCATGCAGGAATCTATGGGTAAGGCTTACATCATCAATATGCCAGCCCGTCCATTTTTGGGTTTAACCGAACAGGATGAGCAGGATGTATTAAATGATATCGTGGAGCATTTAACTGATGAGCGATAAAAACTTCTTTGCGGTGCGCGATGAAATTGCAGAGAAACTCAACGGGATTTCAGGTCTTAAAAAGATTTATACCCCGGCCAACTCTGCAAATGTTACAGAGCTATCACAGGTTACACCAAATGCTCAGGTCTATTACCGCCGTATCCGAAAGCTGGATGATGTTGCAAAGTCATCAATGAACATGCTGGCCCAGCAATGGGAAGTTACGGTGGTTGAGCGTCATGCTTCGGCACAGCTTAATGATGGCTCTGCAGTTCTGGATCGTGCTGGTGCACTAACGCAACAAGTCCTGGAATTATTATCAGGTTGGCAGCCTGCTTCAAGTGCACGACCTTTAAACCTGATTGCAGTTGAAGAGGACTACTCTCCAACATGCGTCTATATCACTTTGGTGTTTGAATCCAAAATGTTTATCTAGGAGCCAGTCATGGCAGCAAAGCAATATGTAGCCCAACAACCATTAGGGCGTTTCAAAAAAGGGGATTTCGTGGGTGGACTCACCGATGCTGAAATCCGACAGCAATTAGATGCAGGTACGATCAAGGAGGTAGAACAGCCCTCTGAAGAGCCGAAACCAGCTGCAGCAAAAACTACAAAAGAGGTAAAAGCAGATGGGAAATAAACCAGATGTTATTTCGTTACAGGGTGAACTGTTCCTGGCTAAAATTATTAATGGTGCAGTATCAGGTATGTTTCCGGTAGGAAGTATGCCAGCCCTGCAGCTTCAAATTACTTCGGATTCAACCGATCACTATGAGTCCAAAACAGGTTTTCGTACGAAAGATGCAGTACTACGCAAACAGACAGGAGTATCTGTAAGCGGCACCCTGGAAGAGGTAACCAAGCAAAATCTTGCCATGGTGATGAGTGGTAAAGTTACTGAAGTATCTGCAAGCACTATCGCTGATCGCTCACTAGGTACTGTTGAAGCTGGGACCATGATTGATCTGGGTGAGCGTAATCTGTCAGAAGTTAAGTTTAAAGACGGCGCTGATACAGATATTGATGCCAATACCTATGTACTCGATTCGGCATTCGGTACAGTGATTTTTAATATTGCACCGACTGGTGACGTTAAGTGGTCAGGTAAAGCCGGAAAATTAACACGTACTGCAATTGCAAACGATATCGGCAATGAATACCGCTTCTTCTTTAAAGGTGTTGATACCTATAAAGGGGATAAGGTTGCCGTAACCTTATGGCGTGTGGAGTTCTCACCGGAGACAGAATTTGATCTGATCAATGAAGATTTCTCTAGTTACGATATTGAAGGTGAATGTCTGGCTGACATTACCAAGGTAAATGATGCTGAACTTAGCATGTTTGGCCACATTGATCGTTTTAATGTAGCAGCTTGATACTTAAAGCTGAGTAACTAAATCCAGGATACAGGCACAGGGGCGCATAAGCGTCTTTTTTTGTGCCTGTGTTCTAGCACTAAAAGAAAAGCCCCGATGCGGCAAACATCAGGGCTTCGGATTCCACTCAACCGGCAAAGTAAAGGGGAAATATATTTTGTATGGATCATTTTAAACCAATAGTGGAGCTCATGAAAGTGTCTATTGAAAAATATGGTTTATGGCAAACAATACTGGCTTTCCTTATATTAGTTTCTGTACCTGTACTGATCTGGAAATTACCAGAAATCATTGCGGCTATTAAAAATTGAATTGAATCGAAATTTAGTAGAATTTGACATGGATAAAAAATTAATAGCTTTCCTTTGCTGTGTATAAAAAGTATCCAGCTTGACTGAATAGAATGGTTTTTAATTAAGAAAACTAACTATTCAAATTCATTGGATAATTAAATGACACCAGAGCTACATCAGCAAGTGCAAGATTTTTATCTACACGTAATGGCTCTAACCAAGTTTACGTTCGTAGTCGGCAAACAGGCGCACTTTTATAATGAAGTGTTAAAGGGAGAGCAGCCTTATATTAATGAACAAATATTTAACTTAAGGAAAAACGATCTGACCGTTAAATATGATAGGGGGTCGACTCTCTACTTTGTTTACCACTCGGCCAATGATACAGATACCCTGATCACCTTGCCCAATCTGGCGGGTATTCAGGTAGAACTTAAGCTGAAGCAAATACTCACAAAATATGAATAAGCACCTTAGGGTGCTTTTTTAATGCTTAAAATTTAACTCGAGATTCCATCATGAATGATTTTTTTCTAGCAGCTAATCGCTCTATCACAGTGAATGATGCTGAAGTTCACCAGATCCAGATGAAAGATTTTGACCAGTGGGCGGTACATGCCGAAAAGGTAAAAGGCTTCTTGAAGGGAAAAGATTATTCAGATGAAATTTTGACTCAACTTTTTAAGGCTCATTCAATTGAAGTGCTGGGTATGTGCAGTTTGGCCACTAAACTTCCAGCAACCAGTTTGATCGATCTGGCCACAACATCGGAACAGCAATTTAAAGAAGTTTTATCAGCAGTACTGCAGGTCAACGGCGCTTATTTTAAAGAAGATCAGCCTAAACGCCGTAATAAAAGGCAGGCAGTAAAAGAAAATGATTCAACCTGGTTTGACTCATTCCAGTTGCTGATCAGTGCTGGTCATACTCACACCGAAATCATGAATATGACTTATGGTGCTTACAGTGAGTATCTAAAATCAGCCCAAAAAGATTACCGGAACAAGCTGGCGACACTGACCAGTGTAATGAGATCCGCTCAGCATGCATCTGCTAAAGATTTAAAAAAGCTACTTGATAAGCTAAAAGAGTAAAAAGTGTGAATTAATTAACAATTTCACATAATTAAATTTACCATACCTGATTAGAATGGTCGGCATTATAAAAGTGCACTTGAGCTTAATCATGAAAAGAGTATTAACAGTAGCAAGTAGAGCAGCTTATAAAGAATGGTTTAACTCATTCAGCAGTGACGAGCAGAGAGAGTTAGTGAATATGGGTGTGGCATGTGGTGCCGACTCAAAGTTTTTTAAGCATGAGATACTGGATCTCCTGAGCCATCTGGATAATGAAAGGCTCAGAGATAATAAACTCTTATTCAAAAAGTTTACTGAGAGATTTATTGCTTTAGTCCCTGATCATATTCGTCCTCATGTGAACTGGACACTTCTGGAAAACAGTCGTGACTATCGGTCCTGGTTTGCAAACAGGCAGATGTTTGTTTTTAACTATTTAGGGATTAAGGATATCTGCGAGCATACCCAAGATAAAAATTCCGGATACTTATTATGGGCACCCATCATTGATGACCATACCCCGGCATCCTGTCAAAGTTTTAGTAATAAGATTTTTAATATCTTTGATAAAGAATTTCAGGAACATGCTGTGGAGCATTGGAGCAGGCCGCAAGAGGGCTGTAGATGCAGTTTGATCTCAATCACTCATACACAGGCAAAACAGTATCTGATGGATATGAGCATGAGTGCATAGAGGAAAGAGATATAAGTGAACACGCATGTTCTTTCACTGAAGTAAGTTTGTACATAAAGAACAAATACCTCAAAAAGTTTTTTAATTTCTTCACTTAACCCACCATTCGGTGGGTTTTTTATTGCGAGTAAGAATATGGCTGGTAAAGAATTAACTTTTAAGCTTGTGATGGAAGCTGATACTAAAAATTATGTATCGAATATCAAGGAATCTGAAAGTATCACTAAGGCCATTTATGCCGCAATAAAACAGGAATCTGAAAAACTGAAGGCTGCATCTGAACAAGCTGCTCAGGAAGTTGGAAAAATAGTTCCGGATGATTTGCAGAAGAAAGCTGATCAGGCCGCCAGCAAGATCGATAGCTTAGGTAATACAATTCAGGATACTGCCACCAAGGCAAATAAGGCAGGCTTTGAAATCAGTGAAGCCATTCCAGGTGATGCGCTTCAACTTGCAGAACTGCTGGGTACTAAATTCTTTACAGCGGCCAAGGAAATTGAAGCTCTTGGTGACAAGTCAGTTATCAGTGCAGGTGAGCTACGCTCAATGTCGAGCATTGGTGAGCAAGGCCTTAATGAGCTTAACTCAGCCTTAAAAGCTGCTCAGGCTGAATTGGTTCGTTTGCAAAGTACGGATGGTACCTTAAAAGATATTGAAATCGCCAAGCAGCGTGTTCTAAGTATTGAAGATGCTATTAAAGAAACGTCCAGTGCATTTAATTACTATCAGGACGTTGCTGTAAATGCCATGCATGGCGTGGACAATGCCACCCAATCGACCATTAACCAGTTACAACAGTTCAGTGCAGTAGATCTATCAGGCGTAATAGGTGAAGCGCAGACTGTAACTCGTGCTATCGAGTCAATGGGAAGCGGTGCAACAGTATCTACGCGTGAAGTTCAGCGTATTGGTGAATTAGGCTCTAACGCGATTAATGCCTTAGAAAGAGAACTGAACGAGGCTAAATTAGCGTGGCAGGCCCTATCAAATGCCAGCAATGATATTTCCCTTGAAGAACTGAATCAGGCTAAACAAAAAGTTGAACGCTTGGAGCAGGCTCTGGACCTGACTGAAAACTCAATGAATGAGTTTAAGAGTGCGACCCAGCAAGCAGTACCGGTGGTGGATCATCTGGATCAGTCTCTGGAAAAGATAAACCATGAGCTTAAGGATACAGAAACTTTCGGGCAACGGGCGGCAAGTGAGGTTGAAGGCCTAAGAAATAGCTTCAATGCTTTAACCGGCGTTTTGGCTGCAGTGGGTATTGGTACCAGTGCAATGGAAATTGCACAGGTATCTGATCAGTATAAAACGCTATCTGGCCGTATTCAGATTGCAATTGGTGATAATGCCAACTTAAAACAGGCAATGGATGATGTTGCAAATGTAGCCATAAAAACCAATTCTAATCTTGTGGCTACCGGAGATCTGTTTGCACGGCTGACTAAAATTGGTCAGGAGATGAAGTGGCCGCAAGAGCAGGCTTTAGCACTGACTGAAACTATTAACCGCGCCATTCAGGTGGGTGGTGGTAGTGCAGAAGCGAATGAAGCTGCAATCACCCAGCTTAATCAGGCGTTAGGTTCAGGTGTACTACGAGGTGATGAGTTTAACTCCATGGTTGAGCAGTCACCCCGACTGACACAGGCAATGGCCGACGGATTGGGTGTGACTACTGGCCAATTACGTGAGATGGCTAATCAGGGACAGTTGACCACCGCCGTAGTGACCAAGGCCATTTTAAGCCAGAGTGAAGTAATCACTGCCGAGTTTAATAAATTCCCAGCTACGATTGGCGCTTCTATTGAGAACCTGAAAACAGCCTGGACAATTTATATCGGTGAAGCAGATGCAGCGAGTGGAACAAGTGCCAAGGTAGCCCAAGCCTTAAAATTTGTTTCTCAAAACCTTGATGCACTTATTACAACCCTTACTGCTGCAGCTCAGGCATTCATCGCTTATAAAGCTATTGGAATGGCAGCAGTATTTCTGGAAAAAGCCAATGCAGCGAAGGCTGCACAAGTTGCTATCGCTACAGAAACCGTAGCACTGACTGCAAATACCGGTGCAAATACAGCCAATACACGTGCTACCCATCTTACGGCAGTAGCTAAAACCGAACTGGCTGTTGCAACCAATGCAAGCACAACTGCAAATACAGCAGCTACAGGAGTGTTTGGGCGGGTTACTAATGCCACAAATGGCCTTAAGGCAGGATTGGTTTCTGTTTTATCCAGGTTTGGAGCATATGGTGCTGCAGCCGCCGGTGTTGTAATCGCTGGTGATCTTCTTATCAATAATTTTCAGAAACTTGATGATTGGTTACTTCGGCAGGGTTCTAATTTTATTGACTGGACTGTAGCGAGAGTAACAGGTACAAAATCGCTGGCCGAGCAGGAACGCGATCTGGCAGCAGCTGAGGAGGAGTCACGAAAGAAACAGGAAGCAAGTACTGCGGCCAAGGAAAAACATGCTGCAGCTGCCGAGAAGAGTAAAGATAAAACCTATCAGCTGACCGAACAATCCAAAAAGCTTATTACAGAGTTTGAAGGATTAATTGCAAAGGGCGAACCCGCTAAAGAAGCCTTGGAGAAAGTTTCTCAGGCTATGAAGTTTGATTCGACCAAAGGAATTAATGACGCAATCACTGCTTTAATTCTGCTGCAAAACCAAGGGAAAATTACGGGCGAAGAATTGCAAGGGAGTTTAGGCAAGGCTCTAGACGGTAAGGACTTGGTTGTTTTTGAAGCGAATGCCAGAGCTGCTTTTGCAGGAACGTCAAAGGAAGCTGAAAAGAATGCTCAGATAACTGAAGCTGTAATGAAGGCGGCATTAGATCGTACCGGTCTAAGTACAGAACAGCTTCAAGGTCGTTTCTCAGCTGCATTTCAATCCGCCAGTAATGATGTTCAGATTATTCTCGGTAATCTTGATCAGTACAAGCAAAAAGGTATTGATACTGGATTAGCTCTAGCATCCAACCTTAATAAAGCAATTGATACCGCCCAGACTCGTGCCGAACTGGACTATGCCAAGAGCTCTCTGATTGCTTTTGGCAAACAGGGATTGGTAGCAGGTGATCAGGTAGCCTTGGGCTTGAGTAAA